TACTAAAATTGTCAAAAGCACTTATTTCAACCTTTATCTCTTACGAGCATCCAATTGTTTCCTCATGCTTCATCCTTACTTATGATATTCGGCAAATTAATCATGCGTCAAAGCTTCAAGGGCTAGGGCATCCTCAGTCTCAAAAGCTAAATTCGGATTCTGTTCATAGTCCGATAACTCTGAGTATTCATGCCTCTCAGTTAATTCATTCAATGTTGGAAAACGTAACATGTCCTTCATTGACATTCCTATTTTCTTAACCCATTCAGTTCTAACTTTTTCATTTTTCATCTCTTTCCTTAATAATTCTTCTATTGTCACTTGCGTCAATCCTAGCGCACAAATCACCTCGTTCCACAAAAAACACAACTCCTGATAAGCTGTGTAATTCGTCCCCAAGGTGTCCCACGCATGTCCTATTATTGAACACAGTACTCGCGAAAAGTGAAAAATACCTTCCTTATCCCATGGTATTCTAACAAAGTGACGCGCTGCCTCTTTCCATGGCACAACTTTCGCAGCTTTTTCCGGCATATGTGCTGGCTTAGCAATAAGGTACCGCTGGAGAAAAATCAAACCTGGCTTCACTACGTAGTCTCCTTTAATTACTGTTAATGCTGGCAAATTCATCCTCACACCTCGAATCTCCATGCTCCAGTATTCCTTTACGTAATCAGCAAAACCCTGCTCTGAAAATATCTTCCTCAGTACCTTCGATATACCTAAGACATGATCATCTCCATATATCGCAGCCACAAACTTGCCTTTCCCTAACTCCTCATCTATCCACTCTAAATTTTTAGCATTCTTCTCACGTTCCCATTCGATGTAAAAGCATATCAATAAGAGAACAATGTAAGAGTCACCATCACTAGTACTAAAAATACCCGAAGGCATAACTCCAGTCATGACCACCCACACGTTATTCCCAATTCTAACTATTTTGACCACCAAGCAATTACAAAGAACCTTTAGAGCTGTTTTATACATTTTCCGATTCTTTTCTTCCATTTTATCCCAATCCAAATAGATAGTTCCACCTTTCAAATACAGATCCAGCAAGATTGCTTTAATTGTTTTATCTAACGATTTGAAATCACCATCATCATATGTCATCTCCTCATCGAATCCTCGCAAATCATTATAGAGACGCTGACCACCACCAAACCATT